ATAAGTATAGCACATGACCCGGCAACTTATGAAAGATTTGGTTTTGTATATTTGTTTCACACCGTAAGAAATGTAAACGAATTAGCATACATAGAATCGCTAAATACTATTGAAGAAGATTTACCGTTTACATATATTCCTACAGTAACAAGAGAGGATTTCGGTAGAACTGGCCGCTTTTGGCAATATGTTGAAGATTTCTTGCCAAGTGGATTCCTTAAAGAAAGAGACGGCATAATGGTGTGCGGTTCTCCAGAAATGAATAAAGAATGCCGAACTATGTTTAAGACATTAAACTGGTCAGAAGGCAACACAGGTGATATGGGAGACTTTATGTTAGAAAGAGCATTCGTAGATTGATGAATAGTAACGATTTAATAAAAGCACTATTTGAAGGTGTAGTAACAATAGTATTTGAAAAAATAGATACAGGCGAAATAAGAACTATGCCGTGTACACTTAATAAAAATCTACACAAACAAAAGGTAACCATAGAAAAATATTCTAGTCCAGACACAGTAATATGTTATGCTTTAGATAAAAAAGCATGGAGAGATGTACGAGTAAATACTATTCAAGAATGGTACGCAGGATATCCTAAAGAATGAAATGGTTATACAGTGGCTATGCTGTAATAATTTCAATATTATTACTCACAGCACTCAAAGTATCAGATCCTACGCCACTACAGAATATAAGAAATCAAACGTTTGATGCTTATCAGCAACTAGACGAAATCAAACAAAGCAACGAAGTTGTTATTGTTAATATAGGTGAAAAAAGTTTACAACAATGGGGGCAATGGCCATGGCCAAGACAAAACTTTGCTCAGATGATTCACGATTTGAGACAGAAGAATCAAGGTATAATTGGACTTACAGTGATGTTTCCGGAGACGGACAGGTTCGGCGGAGATCCGACACTGGCAAGTTGGTTGAAGGGGAACGGAATAGTTTTAAGCCAGACCCCGTCTACCAGAGGAATAAAGACTACAGGTCCTCACATTGGTACAGGAGTGATCGGCCCTACAAAAGCACAGGACTATCTCCTCACGTGGCCAAACCTAGTAACAAACATATCTGAACTAGAAGTAGAAGCACTAGGCATAGGAGTAAATGCGTCAGCACCACAGCCTGATTTTGTAACAAGAACATACCCATTAGCAATAGGCGTAGAAGGAAAAATATATCCTTCGTTTGCTATAGAAATGTTAAGAGCACAAACAGGTAAACCCAGTTACATAATTAAAACAACAGAAATAGGTATTAACGAATTTGCTGTACCACCATTTGAACCAATAGTAACATTACCAAAAGGCGATGCGTATATACGTTACAACAACACATTTGAAGAAGTAGAATACACTGACATAAACAGTTTACCTAACATGGGAGGAAAGTTTGTTATAGTTGGTGTTACAGCAGAGGGAATCGCTAACCCTGTGCCCACACCAAGAGGCAACCTCTATCCACAGCATATACAAGCACACATGCTACAAAACTTTATAGATGGTAGTAACATCACCCGTAACCAGTTATCGTCGCTTATAGAACTTCTGTGTGCGTTGTGTGGCATGATTTTAATAGCCTTAGCGGTGTATAAGTTACCTTTACTGTGGACAGCACCTATTTCACTGCTAATATTAGGTGGCGAAGCATACGGAAGTGTATGGTTATATCAAAATAAATTAGTATTATTAGATGCTACATATCCTGTACTAAGTGGCTTTTTAGTGTTTACACAATCAGCATTTAATAACTTCTATAAACAATACAAATTGCGTCAACAAATCAAAGGGCAGTTTGGTACTTACATATCCCCAGACTATGTTGATATGTTAGTTAAAGACCCTAGTTTAATGAAATTAGGTGGCGAAAGAAAAGAAATGAGTTTTATGTTTGCTGACATAGTCGGCTTTACACCCATATCAGAAAAGTATATGAAGGAAGATGATCCTGAAGGATTAGTAGAATTAATTAACGGCTTCTTAGATAAAATGACTAAGATAGTTTTAAAGAATGGTGGCACCATAGACAAGTTCATGGGCGACTGTATCATGGCGTTTTGGAATGCTCCATTACCTTGTGATAACCATGCTGAGATGGCAGTTAAAACAGCAATAGAAATTGAACTGCTTGGCGACGAACTAGAAAAAGAAATGGAAGAACGTGGCTTACCAAGAGTGAAATTTGGCACAGGTGTAAACACAGGTACATGTATTGTTGGTAACATGGGTGCTGAAACTAGATTAGATTATAGTGTTGTAGGCGATGCTGTAAACTTAGGTGCTAGATTAGAAGCACAAACAAGGCAGGAAGATACACCTATTTTAGTTTCTGAATTTACATATCTACAATGTAATGATATAGCATTTGGTAAAATGGGAGAAGTTACAGTTAAAGGTAAGGAAGAACCTGTTAAGATTTACGCACCATTGTTTAACGGCGAAGTAAGAAAACTTTATAAGTAACAGCATGTATAAGATTTATAAATCGCAAACAGTGATAGATAACCATGAGGAATTTGTCAAGGATTGCGGTATAATATTTAAAAATATAGCAAAAAATTTAAAAACAATTGATACTACTTGGGCATACGGCCAGTATAATATATTTTCATATGCTTCGCCAAAACGCATATGGACAGAATTATATAAAGAATTAAGAGAGTGTGCTGTAGACTTTATTGGCAACGATAAAGATTTATGTTATCAGAGTTGGCTAAATTACCACATGGAACATCAATTACTAGACTGGCATACACACGAATGGCCGTATCACGGATATATAAGTATAGATCCATTAAACAGCAAGACACAATTTGAAGATTTTAAAATAGATAATTTAATTGGTAATATTTACATTGGCCCAGGGTATCTAAAACATAAAGTATTATGTGATAGAACAGACCAACCACGGATAACCATAGGATTTGATATAACAGATCAACAAGACTTAATTATGCCTAACACAGGCGTACAGCAATTATTCGTCCGGTGACCAGTGCGCCATTGCTCTAAACACACCTCTAGCAGAAGTCAAATCTTTCTTTAGTTCTACAAGGTATAAAAATTCAAACGGCTTATCCCCTATTTTGTTTAATGGATAATTATATGTTGATGTAATTTTATCAATCACTCTTATATCTTTTGATATACATCTTACAATAGAGTTGCGCCATTCGGCATCAGAAAATAAATCTACAACAAATTGATGTACTTCTGACTGCGGATTATAGGCACTCATTATATTAAGTATTTCATAATATAACGCTCTTATAGGATTTAGATTTTTCCTATATTTAGACATAACAATTTCATGATACCATTTCTTTTCCTTGGTACATTGATTAGTATAAAAATAATAGTATTCTTCCATGAATGAAACAAGAACTTGATCAGAACTTTTTTTTATTCTACTTGTTAGTATGCGTCTAAGTTTATTAAGAATTTTTTTATGATAGTCGGATAACGTACTCTTATAAGTTGCCGATAGTTCTTCGATATCCATTGTACCATCGATAAACTCGTTAGGTATCTCATTTGTTCTAGCAAATTTAATTAATAGTGTTTCAAATCTAACATATCTAAAGTCTATTATATCCGACATTTTGTTTATGCAACTCCAATATAGTTTGTAATTTATCTTTTCCTTTATTATAAAGTAAAGTTGCTCTAGCACCTTCGTGTAATGGCTTTGGCCAATTACCTATGTTTACCCACGCATAACCACAACTTTCGCTGTTTAATGTAGGTAAAAACTCGTCTTCAATTACTGCTACAAAACTATAATACATAAAATTTCTGTCTTTGCTTTGATACACATCTATTGGATTAAGTTTATTAATATCAGGTACTATTCCCAACTCTTCTTGTACTTCTCTAATAAGTGCTTCGTACGGTGACTCGCCGGCTTCAATAATGCCGCCCCAAAATCCCCAAGTGTGTTTTTGTCGTTTGTCGCTGTTTCTAAACTGTAGTAGTACTCTGTTGGTTTTTAGTGATAAAAACAATGTACCGACACCTGTAATGCCTGTAAATGGGTCTATAGGACTAGAGTCCAATACCCCGGATTGTACTCGCCCTCGTAAATGCTCATCCATTGTTTTCCTGTCCACCTATAAACTTTATTAGTATTTAAGTTCTTACTGGTTGCAACAGTATCAGACTTGGCTGAAGCATCAAATGATACAAACCAACCATCACTGCCGTACTCAATAATATCGTTTGCCGAAGCAGAAACGTTCCATCCTAAATAACCTGAACCTAAATCTTCTGTAATTAAGTAACGTTGACCATACTCTAAAGCAGGCAACGTATTATCTCCTGGGGTATTTTTTGTAGGATCAATAATTTTTGCTACATCACCTATCGTTGATATCGGAAGTGTGTCGGCGTCTAATGTAAATATGAGTTGTGTATCGTCTAAAGGATTAACTGCTATAGTTCCTGCTACATCTTGCGTATCGTCATCCAGGTCATCTATTAATTTTAATTTTAATAAACTAACATTGTCCTTTAAATTCTTATCATACGATTCTAGCAGGTCTTTCCATTTCATGGTATTTATACCAGCGGAATCATATAGGGTTACAGCACCGTCAATAACTTGAATTTTAAAATTACCTGGAGTAACAATTACTCTAGATGTTAGATCAAAATTTCTAAAGAAATCATAAATGTCATCATCATATCCTAAGTCAGTAAGATTTTGACCATCAAAATCAGCAAATACATTTGTTTGAATTTCGTGTATAATACTCTGGCGTTTAACTTTAGCAGGTGGATTAATCCAAATAGGCAACTGAAACGTTAATGTTGAAACGTCGATATTCTCATCGACACCTTGCGGCAATGTTCTATTATTAAACTGTATATCGGTTAACTCTACTTCTACAATCTGCGTCCAATCAAACGGATTAGTGTTTTGCTGTAACTGTATGGTAGGATTAAATAATACTAATATTTGTTCCATTAACTGTAATTTAGTATCAGTATTAGGTGTCCAAATATCCACTTGCATACTTAGATTAAAAGGAACAGGCATATACCTATTAATAGTATATTGATTGCCTTGTTCGGCACTATAGGTCTGTGTGTCGTTATTAAACTTACGCTCTGACACACTTTTTGTATCTGTGAAGAACGGATCTTGTGTTCTATCCCTAGCCAATTGTAAACTAGCAATGCTTACACCCATAAAAGGTGTGCTGTTAATTACGTTTTCTGAATTTTCTCTAAGTAAATGAGAAACCATTCTGCTTGGATCAGCATATCGCACAGGAACAGTATTATATCTAATATCTTCACCATTGCGTCCGCCTTCTGCTACCTTAAAAGCATGAAATATTCTTATAAATTGTAGAATATACCGTCTAACTTGTTCATCATACCAGTACTGCATTATTAATTATCCGTTTTTGGTTTAACGATTTTACTAACATACGTTCTCTCATCGGATGAAGATTCATCAGTATTTGTCGTTTGTGTGGTATTATTTATGAATCCATCTAGGATTCTATTAGCACTAGAGAACACTCTTTTGTTATCGTCTGCTACTTTAACCCATCGAGTACCTTGCTTTTTAAATATTCTACTAGGATTAAAATCTGTTCTTAAAAAATAATCGCCTTCTGCTGATGATAATGGAAACGAAATACCGCTACCTAACAATGTAGCACCATTTGGCGCACCTTCTATTGTGCCTATAAATGGCTTACCTTTAGCATTTTCATCTACAAATAAATGAGCGCCTTCGGCAAAGTACGGATCGTTTGGTACATTATTTTCTGCTTGTTGTACAATAGCATCAGATATATCGATTTCGTCTTTGTATGTACTAATAACATTTCGTAAATCGTCTTCTTCGTCACCATACCCAATAATATCTCTGTACTCTTGTGAGTCGGATATTGGGCCTAACTTACATCTCCACATATGAGGCCACCAATTTGGATCAAATCCATCGGCTGGCCTACTGGCATCTGTTACAACATAGAATCGGTTAACAGCATCTTTGCGTTCATCTAGTAATAAATCATCTCGTAAATGCGGTAATTCTATAACATCGCCTGCCATTAATTTTCTACCTATAGTAGATACCATTGTTTCAATATGGAAGTTCATAAAAAGTGTATCGTTAGATAGGAACATACCAAATTGCGTTAGATCAAAGTCGTTATCACCAACATTATATGCTCCACGCAATTCATAAATATCGTCGCTATACTTTCTATCTCTATTTTCTAAGAATAGAACATCTTGTATAAATGTTTCGCCTGTTCTTTGGTCTCCGTCTGAACCATAATTATTTTCTTCTAGTGGCTGTGTGAAGTCGTTTGTGTCTCCTTGGCTGTGTACACCTAGGTATTTGTGAACATTCACACCAGTACCGCCTGCGTATATACTTTCCGCAACAATACCGTCTACAAACTTGTAGTCGTTTCTTTTAACTGGATTCCATAAACTTATTCTTGGCATAACTGTATTTATCAGATTGACAACTGATCATAAATTTGTTATTATACTGTTTATGGAAATATTAGAATACATGATTTTTGGTGTGTGTATGTTAGGCATTGGCATATCCTCGTACAACATTGGTTTAAAGGAAGGCATCGGCATAGGTGCTAATATGATGTGGGATAGGCTCTGGTCAATGGGCAAACCACGTAAAAGAGATCCGCAAATTCGCTCAGTAGAATTACATAAAGATTCTATTTGACACCGTTTTTGCCAGAAAAATTATATATAGTTTTAAAATTGAGTAATTATTGGTATGGCTAAGAAGAAAATAAGATCAGTATACATTACAGTTGAACCTAAATGGAAAGAACTGAAACTCCTCACTGACCTTGAGGAACAAGCAGTAGCATTCCGTAGTTGTGAATACTTTGTGCGTACAGAAATAAACAAAACAAAATCAATGCCCATTGTAAAAGAATGGGTCAAGAAACATTCCGGGTGGACACCAGAAGAAGTAAAAATTATACTTGCTAATCCTGATTGGGCATTTAGTTCGTATTCTACTTCAATATACATACACCACATGCTAGGTTATATGCCGGAGAAGATCAGAGAACACTACGAGAAAAGAAAATCCGAATGGATTGAGCGTGGTAAAAAATGTCTACTGGAAAAGAAAGATAAACTAGAAGAACAGAAAGCAAAGCCGGTAATCAGCATTCAAGACAGAATGAAAGAACAGGTAAGTGATTTATGCGGTGACTTTGAAGGCTTCTTAGACGAGATGGTTGACGGTGCTAAAACAGTTAAAGATTTTGATCCTTATAAAATGATGATGTCATACCAACCTGAAATTAAAGGCCCACATGCTAAAATTATAAAAGAAGAATTTGCGGCTCAACATGCTGAAGCACTAGAAGTACTAGAATGGAAAGACGAAGAACTAAAAGAAGCATACAGTCACTTTGATGTTAAAATGCGTAAAGCCTTCGTACAGTACTACGAAACGATTAATACTGCTTGTGATACCATTATCAAAACAAAAGCGACTACACGCAAGGCTCGTAAGCCTAAAGCACGGTCTAAAGAGGCTATCGTGAAGAAATTAAAGTATCAAGTTAATGATCCGCAATTTGCTTTAGCAAGTTTACCGCCAACAGATATTGTGTATGCCAATGAAGTTTGGGTATACAATACTAAGACTAGAAAGATTGGCGTATATCATGCTAAAACTGTAGATCCTAGAAACATGCAAAGACCAGGTACTGGTATTATGGTAAAAGGTACTACACTACAAGAATTTAATGAAGATTCAAGTTTACAAAAAACACTCAGGAAACCAGCAGAGATGCTTAAACTATTTGAAGCAGGAAAACAGAAATGTAAAAAATCGTTTGAGGAATTAACCACAACTTCTACTAAAATGAACGGTAGATTCAACGAGCATACTATTATACTTAAGACTTTTTGATAAATAGTTAATATGAGTGCAACTGAAACCCCAAGAGATAAATTAATCAATGAACTAAAACTCCGTTTAGGTGACGGCATGGTTGACGTGGAGTTAGATCCAGAACATTATAACCTTGCTATAGATAGAGCAATACAAACACTTCGCAGTAGAAGTGATGCCGCAGTAGAAGAGAGTTATACATTTCTACTAACCCAAGTGGATACACAAGAATATACATTACCTAGCGAGATATTAAATATTAGGCGTATATATAGACGCGGTGTTGGAGGCGGAAATATAGGAACAGGTACAAACTTTGATCCTTTCGATGTTGCTTTCCAAAACACTTATTTGATTAATGCTGGTGTTGTAGGTGGATTAGCAAACTATGACGCATTTACACAATATAAAGAAACACTCAATAGAATATTTGGTGGCGAATACGATTTTACATTTAACTCTAACACCAAAGTATTAAAAATTCTAAGAAAAATATCCGTAGCAGAAGATATAATGATGCAAGTATCAAACTTAGTCCCCGAACAAAGTTTATTACAAAACGATTATACTAGACCATGGATGGCAGACTGGGCCTTAGCAGAATCAAAAATGATGCTAGGCGAAGCAAGAAGTAAATATTCTTCAGGGTTGCCAGGACCAGGCGGTGCTGTACAGTTAAACGGCGAGGCATTAAAGCAAGAGGCCGCTTCTGATAAAGAAAGATTATTACAATCAATAATTAATATGGAAGAAGGTAATAGAAACTACGGCTTTATAATAGGATAAATGAACACAATAGGAATTTTAGGTAATATCGGTTCGGGCAAGAACACAGTAGCACAGTATCTAGCAACCAAAGGCTGTATTCCAACATCATTCGCGGGACCAATTAAAGACTTATGTACAAGTGTATTTGGTTGGGATAGAGAAATGCTTGAGGGCGAAACAGACGAAAGCAGAGAATTCAGAGAAGGTATAGATCTATACTGGAGCAAAAAACTAGGCATACCCAACTTTACTCCTAGATCAGCATTGCAATTAATAGGCACAGACGTTATGCGTGACCATTTTAATCCAGATATTTGGCTAAACAGCCTGGAATACAGAGTAAAAAAATTACATAACCAAAACGAATGTGTTGTAATTAGTGACTGTAGGTTTAGAAACGAACTGGAACTTATTAAGCGAATGGGCGGTACAACAATTCTTATACAACGTGACGATAAACCAGAATGGTATAATATTGCGTCCCAGGCCAATGCCGGCGATGCCGTAGCAAGGCACATAATGAATAGAGATTTCAAACACGTTCACGCCAGTGAATGGGATTGGATTGGTGCTGATATTGACTTTACTGTTACTAACGACGGTACACTTGAAGAATTATATATTCAAGTTGACGAAATCCTTGAAAAACTTCCACAAAAACCACAAATATTTAACGATAACGGACTTGAGATAGTCTGAGGTATATTTATCTTTTTCGTCTAATTTTACAGATTTGACATTTCTATAATACCGCAAATAAGCATTTTTTTAATAAATACATGTAACCAATTAAGGTATAATAGGAGAATATTATGGCAACATTAGTATCACCTGGTGTAGATATAACAGTATCAGACGAAAGTTTTTACAGTCCGGGAGGACCTGGTACAGTACCTTTGATTATAATTGCGACTCATCAAGATAAACTTAATCCTGATGGAAGCGGCATTGCTGGTTTTACTAAAGTAGCGGAAGCAAACTCAGTAAAATTAATTACAAGTCAAAGAGAACTTTTACAACAGTACGGAAACCCAACTTTTTATAGTTCGGGCGGAACACCTTCACATGGTAATGAACTTAATGAGTATGGATTATTAGCGGCTCATAGTTTCTTAGGATTGGCTTCAAGAGCATACGTTCTTAGAGCAAATGTTGATCTTAATGGACTTAAACCACTAACAAGTGCTCCATCAACTGCTCCAGCAGACGGAACAGTTTGGTTGGATAGTTCAGCAACCAAATGGGGTATTTTCAAATACAACACAACAACTTCAAAATATGAAGAATTCACATCACCATACATTTTTAAGAAAGAAGATGTATCGGGCGGTGGAGCACCTAAAAATTCAGTCGGCAAAGACGGCGACATAGCAGTTTTAGGTGTTGATAGCAGTGGCAATGCCATTGCAAACATAACATACTACTACAAGTATTCAAGTGTATGGTATGACATGACTACAAATGCTACAAGTTTCACAGACGTGGTTAATACAGACTTCCAAGTTTGTACTCACTTAAACAGACCTGTTGTACAGGCTGACAGTGGCGCATTAGCAAATGGCGATTTGATTATTCAAACAACATCATTAGCAAGTGGTCTAAAATATGGCGTTAAAACATATAACTCATCAACAAAATCTTGGGTTAGCAGTTCAGCAAGTGCTTATGCTAACACATCAGCGGCATATACAGCCATTAGCAGTCCATCTGCTGGTGACTTATTTGTAGAATTTGATCCAGATAACGATGATGCTTATGTTAACGGCAAATTCAATATTAAAAGACATAACGGTGCCACAAGCCTACAAGTTCAAAGTAGTGCGGCTCAAAGTAATGTCGATGTTTCACCACATAGTGGTCTAGTAAGTTTAGTGTTAAACCTAAACCATGGAGCAAATGTAAATGTAACATTCACAACTGAAACAGATAACGGTAAAGCAAGTGTCGATGATTTAGTCCTTGACATTAACGCGGCTCTAAGTTCCGCAGGTGCTTCAACTGTAACGGCTTCAAACGATAGCAGTAAAGTAACACTTACTGATACTACTGGTAAAGATATCAGAGTTAGAGCAGGAACAGTTGCTGGTTACGGTCCTAGTAATTTAGGTATTACAGCAGGAACATATAGTAACTGGAAACCAGTACAATCTGTATCAGCAGTTAATTATAGTTTTGGTACTACAGCACCAGTTGGCGAGTTAACAGACGGAACACTATGGTATGACGATAGTGCTACTGTCAACTTATGGTACAACAAAAATGTTGCTGGAACTCAAACTTGGACATTATACTCAGCAGACTATGATGTAAATGTTGCCGCTAGTGAACCAACTATGCAAAGCGATGGTGGTTCTTTAGTAGACGGCGATGTTTGGGTAGATTCAGATGATTTAGAAAACTATCCAAAAATTTATAAAAGAAGATCAAGTGCATGGGAACTAGTCGACAATGGCGACCAAGTAACAAGCGACGGAGTTATCTTTAAAGATCTAGGCCCAAGTACAGCAACAACTGAAGCAGGTCTAGACACAGACGCACCAGCGGCGGCAACTGTACCAAATAACATTCTAGCATGGAACAAACGTGGATCAGGCAAAAATGTTAAGCAGTATAAAATAAACTATACAACTAGTGGTGTCAATCACGGTAATGTATGGGTTGACCATTCCGGTAACAAAGTAGACGGAACTCCATATATGGGCAGAAAGGCTCAGAGAAAAGTGGTAGTTAGAGGTTTACAATCTGCTATAGCAAGTAATGAAGATATTAGAAGTGAAGTAAACTTCTTTAACTTAATTTCTTCACCAGGCTATCCAGAGTTAATGGACGAAATGGTTACTTTGAACACTGATAAAAAAGAAGTAGCATTTATTGTAGGTGACGCACCATTAAGACTTAAATCAGACGCAACATCGTTGAACGCATGGTCTAAGAATTCAAGCAATGCTAGTGAAAACGGGGAAGATGGATTAATTACATCTAGTCCGTATGTATCAGTACACTATCCAGCAGGATTAACTACTAACCTTGACGGTACTAACGTTATGGTACCACCTAGTCATATTGCTTTAAGAACTATGGCATTCAATGACAACGTGGCTTATCAGTGGTTTGCTCCAGCAGGATATCAAAGAGGTCTTGTACAAAATGCTACAAGTGTTGGTTATTTAGATAATACATCTAATGAGTTCCAGCCAGTATCACTTAATGAAGGACAAAGAGATGCTCTTTACTCCAATAAAATTAACCCAATAGCAAACTTCCCAGGAAGAGGCTTAGTGGTATTTGGACAAAAGACATTGAATCCATCAGCAAGTGCGTTGGACAGAATCAACGTAGCAAGATTGATTAACTACATTAGATATCAATTAGATATCGCAGTTAAGCCTTTCTTATTTGAACCAAATGACGGTATTACAAGAAGTGGTGTTAAGAGAGTTGCTGACTCATTGTTGTCAGAACTTGTAACATTAAGAGGTTTATTTGACTTCATTAGTGTTTGTGACACAACTAATAACACACCGGCTAGAATTGACAGAAATGAATTATATCTTGATATAGCAATACAACCAACTAAAGCAGTTGAGTTTATTTATATTCCGATCAGAATTCAGTCAACACTTGGTCAAACAGGCTCTAGTTAAACCTTAATTTAACTATTATAAAGGGCGGATTTAACCGCCCTTTATTTTTGGCAGTAAAATGATAAATAAACGTATAGATTGAGTAATACTTAATTAGGAGTAATAGAAATGGCAGTAACAAAAGATAAATTTGGTGTACCAATAGAAGGCGCTCGTCTTGGTATTCTACAACCTAAACTTAAATATAGATTCCGTGTAATCTTAACAGGTTTTGGTGCTGGTGGAAGAACAGACGAACTAACTCAAAATGTAGTGAGTGTAACTAGACCTACTTTTTCAATGGAAGAAGTTGTAGTTCACAGTTATAACTCAAGAGCCTACATTGCTGGTAAACATGAATGGAACGCAATAAGTCTAAGCCTACGTGATGATATTACTAATAGTGTTGCCGCATTAGTCGGCCAACAGATCCAAAGACAGTTCAACCATTTTGAACAGACTACAGCAGTAAGTGGCGGGGACTATAAGTTCGACGCACTTATTCAAGTTTTAGATGGTACAAACGCCGAACCTACTGAACAGTGGGAATTAGAAGGGTGTATGTTAGCAGAAGTAAACTACAGCGATCATTCATATGATCAAAGTGATATTGTAAATATTGATTTACAAGTAAGATACGATAATGCTGTACATGTTGCGGGTCCAAACACATTAGGTGGTAAAGTAGCGGCAGGTGATCCATTCCCACTAATTTCACCGCTTGGTTCTACCACATCTACTCAGGTATAATCCTAAGTAATTAGGAAAGACCATGGGGAGATTCTGGAAAGAAGTCATAGGTGGACAAGTTCAAACGGGCGTATATCAAGCCGGTCCTAGACATGCTAGTAAACAGTATGGTAGTTTTAAGACCGGTAGACCGCCTCGTTTGCCTTTTCAGTTTGTCGTATATTTTGAGGTAAATCCACAAGTATATGCTTTTGTCAATGGTGAAAACGAAAGTCAGCAGTTTCTTAATAATAATGATTTTTATAAATATTCATCTTTAGTCAGAGCAGTAGATATACCAAGTGTTGATTTCACTGTTGAAAAGAAAAACCAATACAACAAACTTAAACCAATTATAACAACAAAAGATTTTAAACCTTTCACTTTAACTGTATATGACGACATAGAAAGTCGGTGGTATGCGTTATGGCAAAACTTCTACAATTATCATTTTATGGACGGCAGATTTGATGTAGGGGACCAAGTTAAAGGAGTAAGAGCAAAAGAGGCAGAGAAAGATGATAAAGGCAATGATATAGCAGGAACAGCCGTTAAGGCAGTTAAAGCCAAAGGCAATGATATAGCCAATAGAAATAATAATAATCAAGGCATTGATTTAATTGCTAATAACTATACTATTAATACGGATGGGTCGCCCTTTAATTCAGATCGGAACGGTATGGACATACATGGCATTAATAGAAAAAACTTCTTTGATGCTATACACGTTTTTCAAATACATGCTGATACAGTAACAAGAACTACAGCAATTAATCCAATACTTACTTCGGCACAAGTAACACAACTAGACTATGCTAGTACAGGTGTGCCAAGCGAAATAACATTTAATATTGAATACGAAAAATTAGCATACGGTCCTATATTAAATTATAATTATGGAGAAGACGATATCCTAAAAGAATTAATTGAAGATGTAACTAAAGCACCTGTATTTGACGCATCACAGGATAAATTAAAAGGTATAGTAAAAGGTTTACTTGGCTTAGAATCACGTAACAGTACCAGACAGCAAGTAGTAATGCACGATGCGGAAAGAGATTTAGAGATATCACAAGTACCAGCAATTCTCTCTTCTGGAGGAGGCACAACGCAAGGTGGTTTTTTCTCTAACCTAATTGGCAACGCAATAGATAAAAAATTAAACGAAGCAACAGCAGGATTGTTTAAGAAACAAAACAAAAACATCAATAAGTTGAATTTCTAGTCATGAGTAAAATATACAAAAATTTTGGAGTTCCTACAACACAAACAGAAAATAATGGAAAGTTTGTTGACACTTCTGTGACTGGGGAAAAAATTAATATTAGTGATCTAGATATAGATATTATAAACAGAAATACTGGCAGTAAACCAGATACAATATTTGGTGGTAATACGCCATTAAGAGAAAAAGTATTTAGCGATTTTAGAAGTAGCGGATATACAGTAAAACTCAGTAACTTTTATGCTGATACATTTTTTGACTTATCCAAGCAACATAATAGATTGCCTACGTCGTATTATACTATATTAACAGAAAAAGAAAATACATTCGAGTATCAGATTAATAACGAGTTTGTAACTAAAGAAACATATGAGGCAGACGCAGGCAACGAGTTTGATCCAAGTGATAGTTACAGAAAAGTCAAGAATATAATTTCTATAGATACACAAAAGATTAAACTTAATCCAGAAACATTAGAAATTATTAATAACACTCTACCTAAAGCAGTAGCATTTAAAGTCGAAAAAATCAGAAGCAAAAATAAATTTATTGATCCTCTCATAAGGAGTTGATAATGTCAAAATTTCTTAAAGGAACATTTCTCCCTGAAAATACGCAAAAGTATGTAGGTGCTAAAAGACCCTATTACCGTAGTAGTTGGGAATTAGCATTTATGAAAATGTGCGACAATCATCCAAACATCACACAATGGGCAAGTGAGAATATTAAGATACCTTACAGGCATCCGGTATCAGGTAAGCACACAGTTTATGTACCTGACTTTACAGTTCTGTATACAGATAAGACCGGCAAACGACACATGGAAGTGATTGAGATAAAACCTGGTAGTCAAACAACTATGGAACAAGCAAGAGGACAAGCAGAGAAAGTTCAAGTAATGATAAACATGGCCAAGTGGACAGCGGCAAACGAATGGTGTCAACGTAAAGGCATACGTTTTAGAGTGTTAAACGAGAATCACATATACGCCAATACTAAGAAACGTAAAGGTAAGTAAGTGTATGACTCGAAAACTAGAACAAGAATTTAATCTTCCAAGTATGGATGAATTAAAAGAACTATCTCAGCAAGAGGTAGTTGAAGTTGGTATAGAACCTGCTACAGCACCATCAGAAGTAGCAGTTACAACAGCACTAACTAACGCAGAAAAAATTGATTCAGCATTACCACAGGTAAAAGATGTTGTTAAGCACGACGGCGATATGGAAAACATAGCAGACAGAGCCTTAAATAGTTACGAAGAGTTAATGAGTTTAGGTATGAATGTACAAGACGCACATGCTGGTAGAATATTTGAAACAGCAGGAAAAATGCTACAAATAGCAATGGATAGCAAAAATGCCAAAGTAGATAAAAAATTGCGTATGATAGATTTACAACTTAAAAAATTGCGTATAGACGCAATGGACGGTGGTTCAACAAGTTCTGATGAGTCTAGTGCTGTAATGGATAGAAATCAATTACTCCAATTTTTAAACAAGAAAGATAAATAAGTACGTTAGGAGATTATATAATATGGCTAAAACATTTAAAGAATATATTGCTGAAAGTTTTTCAAAATCATTCAGTTACAGAATCAAACTTGCTGGAGACTATGGATCTCAAGACGCATCATTTATTGAAAACGTGCTTGGTAAGTACGGTGTTCAAAGTGTAAGTTCATTCAAAAGAACTCCTATTCAGGAAGAGCCATTAGATTTTAAAAATAAAGGCGTCCAAGGACCAACAGAAGTAAGCAGTTGTGATGTTACATTACAATACCCAATTAACGAAAGACTTTTAGAAGTATGGGTAGCAGTACACTTAGGCATTGATCCAAGTAAAATTGTTATTCAACCTACTGAAGGACCTAGACAGTTAGAAGATAATGTTACTAGAAATAGAGAAGAGTTTGATAAAGACAGAGAAGTATCAATGGACGATGCTGAATTACTTAAAGACGACCAGACTCATTACGAAGCAGAAAACGAATTTTTAGACTTAGACGAATTAGGTTTATATGGCGAAGAATTTAATGAAAAATTTATTGCTGAACTTATGAAAATCAAAGCAGAAAAAGGCGCAGATTACTTCCGTAACTATCCAACAAAAAGTAGTTTAATGGGCGACGATCTTAAAGGATTAGCAGACGCAGTTGGTTTAGCACATAAGCCAAATGTACAAGGTAATTCATATGATATTAATCAAGGACCGGTAAGCCAATAATGAATAATTCAGATCAAATGAGAAGTATTATGGAGGCGTTCTATAATGCCGCACCATATGGCATGCCAGGCGCACAAGACGATTCAAGTGAAGAAAGAGTTACTTATAGTAAAACTCAAAAGCAAGGCAATGCTTCTATAACAACTACAGCAAACGCAGACAGTATGGATGAATTACATCAAATACTTAAACTTGCTGGTATTGGTACAGATGAACCAGAAGCACACGATCACGAAGAACAAGAAGAAACTTGTGATGATTGCGGCGAGCCAGGTTCAGAATGTGAATGCCCAGGGCACGATCACAGTGAAGAAGAATCACCGTGTGATAGCGAAGAACCAAAAATGAAAGTTATTAGCCTCAAACCACAAAGTGATCAAGGTTACAACAGCATTGGTGGCGATAAGAAAGAGATATTAAACGCTCTTATGAATCGTTACAAAAGCCTGTAAACACTTTTTATAACCCAAAACCTATATAAATAACTGCATGCCACAAGGAACGCAGGATTTTAGTCTTACGAAGAAAGCATTTGCAAAGCAAACGTTTACCGAAGACCACATAGAACAAATTTCCAACTGTATGGACCCTCTCACTGGTCCAGCATACTTTATGGAACATTTTGTAAAGATTCAGCATCCAACAAAAGGCGGAATCAAGTTTGAACCTTTTGAATTTCAGGAAAGGTTAATTCACACCTACTCCCAATATCGTTACAGTATTAACATGTTGCCTAGACAGACAGGTAAAACAACATGTGCGGCCGCATACTTACTTTGGTATGCTATGTTTGTCGCTGACAGCACAATACTTGTAGCGGCACATAAGCACACAGGCGCACAGGAAATTATGCAACGTATTAGATACGCATATGAAAGTGTACCTGATCATATAAGGGCAGGTGTAACAGAATACAACAAAGGTAGTTTAAGTTTTGATAACGGTAGCAGAATAGTAAGTGCTACAACAACTGAAAACACTGGACGTGGTATGTCCTTGTCATTAGTATACTTAGACGAGTTTGCGTTTGTACCGCCTCGTATTGCTGTTGAGTTTTGGACAGCACTATCGCCAACACTAAGTACAGGCGGTAAGTGTATTGTAACAAGCACACCAAACAGTGACGACGACACGTTTGCTAATATTTGGCACCAAGCAATACAGCAAGTCGATGAATTTGGTGAGGAAACAGATGTAGGAACAAATGGATTCAAAGCATTCCGTGTTAATTGGCAAGAGCACCCAGACAGAGATGAACTTTGGGCAAAAGCAGAACGTAGTAGAATTGGCGAAGAAAGATTTAGGCGTGAACACGAATGCGAATTTATCATATACGACGAAACACTTATTGACTCTCTTAAATTAGTTGACATGAAAGGTGTTGACCCAATTAGACGTAGTGGACAAATACGTTGGTATGAAAAGATAGATCCTAAAAAAATATACGCAATTACACTTGATCCTAGTACAGGAACAGGTGGAGATAATGCGGCTATTGTGTGTTATGATTTACCTACGATGAATCAAGTATGCGAGTGGCAACACAATAAGACACCTATTGAAGGACAGGTTAAACTGCTGAGGGAAATAGCAAAAGAAATAAAAAGTTATGGTGCTAACGATATATATTGGACAGTAGAGAATAATACTATTGGCGAAGCGGCACTTGTGGTCATCAGAGACACAGGCGAAGAAAGTTTTCCAGGTACATTCTTACATGAGCCAAATAAAGTTCAAGGCAAGAAAGGACGTAAAGGCTTTCATACCCATCATAAAAATAAAATGGAAGGCGCATTAGCAATGAAACGTTTAATAGAAAACGGTAAACTTAAATTGCGTAGTAAAAACATAATTAGAGAATTAAAAGAGTTTGTAGCACGTGGCACAACATTTGCGGCAAAACCAGGGGGTAGCGATGACTTAGTAATGGCTACTCTAGTATCTGTAAGAATGATTACATATATAGCACAATACGAAGACGCAGTATATAATGAAATAGAAACAAGTGTAGATGACGATGACGACTGGAATGGTCCGTTGCCTATAGGAGTTTTATAATCTATAATTTAGATAAATACTAATATGAAAAACAAAGATGACTTAGGTAATAGAGTATTCGAATTTCTTAAAGGACATGGTATTCCTATAAGTATTTCAGACCAATTCGACGAAGATACCCTAGACCCAGAAGCAGGTGTGCGTTTTTATAGCAATGACCCTAATATTATGGTAACCATTGACAAAGAAAACAACGAACTTAAATTAAGTAAATCTAAGTATGTTGAAGATGACAGAATGGATAGTATCCATAAAGGCGTTAGAAAATTAGCACTCGACAACCTATTTGCTTTTGATTATAAAATTTTTGGTAAAACAATTAAACCTAAGCACTCAAGTTATAAAGCGAAAATAAATAAAATGAAAAATCAAGAACAAGATCAAGTAACAGAAGCAAGTTTAGGTAAAATGTACGGTAGTGCTAAAACTAGTTACCAACCATTAGAGGCAGTAAAGATTGTTGTAAGACACGGTAAAGCAGTTAACGAGGAAGTAAGAGGCTCAAGAAGTAGACAAATTTCTAAGTTATTCATCCAACGTGCAGACGAAAGATTCTTGCTACCACATAAAAGTTTAGCAGGTGCTAGAGCAATGGCAAGGCATGTACACAACGGTGGAGAAGTACACGATACAGTTGGATGTGCTATTAACGAAATGGTTAGTAATATTGACTCACTATCAAAATTTGCTAGGTATGTTGAAAACAAAAACCTAGTTAACGAGGAAAATGGTACACTAGTAACACTAGCAAAAGAATCAGTACAATCACTTAGGCATTCACTAAAGCAATTGAGTGGTGCTAAGTCTTATGCTAAAGCAGTAGAAACAGTGGACTTTACTAACTCACTAGAAATTACCAATGAAGAAACAGATTTAACAGATTTATTTGTTGAAACGCATGTAGACAATAATGTACTAAATGCGTTCCCAACAATTAATAAACTACTATCAGTCCAGCAAAAAATGGACGAGTATATCACAACTAAGATTGACAGCCTACAAATTCAAATGCCAATGTCAGAAGAAGGAATAGAATATCCTAATAAACATTCTGAGATTGCTCATAAATTAACACAAATATCAGAGTTTATAGATGATAAAGTTGTAAAGAATTTTGTAGAAAAGTGTAGTACTAGAATACGCAAAGGTAGTAAATTAGACGAGCAATCGTTGAATAATATTAAGAAGTTAATCTCTAAAACTAACAATGAAAGTATAGTCAAAACAACTGATGAAATACTAGAATTTGTTGATTTTACCAGAAAACTAGACAATATAGTAGAAGATTAATAAATAATATTTGTAAAGTTAGTTTAAAAGAAATTTTAAATTAGATTACATAACATGGCAAAAAGAGGTTGACTTTAACCTCAAAAGGCATTATAATAGGCAACATGTGTAAAAATAATTTTATACATAAACATGGCAATTTAGGAGAATAACATGGCAACATTGGCTGAAATACGAGCAAAACTAGCCGCAATGGATACTAAACCAGGCGGTACACAAACAGGTGGCGATAATGCTATCTACCCATTTTGGAACATCTCAGAGGGCACTAGTGCTACAATGAGATTTTTACCAGACGGCGATCCCAACAATACTTTCTTTTGGACAGAACGACAAATGATTCGTTTACAGTTTCCTGGCGTTAAAGGCGGAGACATGAAACCTACTACTGTACAAGTACCTTGTATGGAAATGTGGGGCGAACAATGTCCGGTTCATAATGAAATTAGACCTTGGTTTAAAGATCCTTCATTAGAAGATATGGGTAGGAAATACTGGAAGAAAAGAAGTTATATTTTTCAAGGGTATGTAGTAGATAGTCCACTCCAGGAGGATACCACTCCAGAAAATCCAATCCGTAGATTTATTATTGGACCACAGATATTTAACATTATCAAAGGTGCGTTGATGGATCCAGATATGGAAAATATTCCAACAGATTATGTAAATGGCACAGACTTTAGATTAAGTAAAACTATGAAAGGTCAGTATGCTGATTACTCAACAAGTAAATGGGCAAGAAAAGAAAGATCATTAGATGAGAATGAACTTGCCGCAGTTGACACAAATGGTCTTTATGATCTTAAAGACTTTTTACCTAAGAAACCGAGTGCTGAACAAGTTGACATGATTTATAACATGTTCCAAGATTCAGTAAATGGTGAATTATTTGATTCCGCAAAATACGGCGAGCACTTCAGACCTAACGGTATGTCTGCTCCTGCTAGGGTTCAAGCAACAACACCACCGGCACAAAGCACAACTCCAGTAGCACCAGCAACAGCACCAGCAGTGGAAACACCTGCTCAGGTAGTTGAAACACCTGCTCCTGTAGTAGCACCAGTTGTAGAGACGGCTTCTGCCAATACTCCTACTACTGATTCTAACGCATCCGCTGAAGATATTTTAGCGATGATTAGAAACCGTCAGAGTTAATTGACGGGGCGTAGCCTTACTTAGGAATTTGAATACTTGGTCCTGTTTATTTCAAACAACTAGTAAGGCTACCTTTTTATTTAGGTAGAGTTATGAAAACATTATTAGCAATCGGAGACAGTCACACATTCGGCGCCGAAATAATCGGTGAGGGTAGATTGTATGATGAAGAAAATGTTCAATATGCATATCCGCAAAAACTAGGCGATATACTAGAGTTTGACAACGTAGTCAACTTAGGTAAATCGGGTGGTAGCAATATGCGAACCGAAAGGAAATTATTTGAATATTTTGTAAGCAATAATCCAGGTCCTGACTTAGTCGTTATAGGGTGGACAACTTTAGGTAGATTTGAGTATTGTACAGAGATTAATGAAAACAGCAATTATGAATACGCAGTTTTAACATCTTGGTATGATCCTACTCAAACTGACGAACATGATATAGAACGTTATAAACATATACTACCAATTGTTACAGCAGACGATTTACTAGCACAAAAATATAGATCGATGTATTCGTGCCAAGTATTATGCGAACGTTACAACGTACCGTATATTATGTTTGATGTAATGGGAAATACACGAAATGCGGCGGCACTTAGTGGCGACGATGATGTAAAATTATGGGACGGTACCAATAAAATAGATCAGGATTTTTTGAATAATATAAATCATAATAACTATCTAGAAGACGATTATTGGAGTTATATTATGACACCCAAACATTTAAAACAGGGTGTACAAATGAGTGGCGGACATTCTAACGAAACTGGTCACACTTTTTGGGCACAAAAATTAAAAACAGAATTACAAGAAAGAAATATATACGGAGTATAAAATGCAAAAACCATTTGATTTAAGTAAATTTAGAACCGGCATCACTAAAAGTATTAGTGGTATTAGTGCTGGTTTTCACGATCCAGTAGATTGGATCAGCACAGGTAACCACACACTCAACTATTTGATCAGTGGTGATTTTAACAAAGGCATACCACTAGGTAAAGTGAGTGTGTTCGCAGGCGAGTCCGGCTCAGGTAAAAGTTTTATCTGTTCGGGTAATTTAGTAAGAAACGCACAAGAACAAGGATGTCAGGTAGTGTTATTTGACTCAGAGAATGCGTTAGACGAAGATTGGCTTAAAGCACTAAACGTTGACACAGATCCATCTAAACTATTAAAAATTAGTGTATCAATGATTGACGATGTAGCAAAGGCTATTTCAGAGTTTATGAAAGACTATAAAAGTAACTACGGTGATTTAGAATATGACGAAATGCCTAAGTTACTATTTGTAGTAGACAGTTTGGGAATGTTACTTACGCCAACTGACGTAGCACAATTTGAAAAAGGTGATATGAAAGGCGACATGGGTAGAAAGCCAAAGGCTCTTACAGCACTAGTGAGAAACACAGTTAACCAACTAGCACCATATCCAATTGGATTAGTTTGTACTAACCACACATACGCATCGCAAGATATGTTTGACCCTGATGATAAAATCAGTGGAGGACAAGGCTTTGTGTACGCAAGTAGTATCGTAGTTGCTATTAAGAAACTAAAACTAAAAGAAGATTTAGACGGTAACAAAGTTTCTACAGTACAAGGTATTAGAGCGGCATGTAAAGTAATGAAGTCGAGATACAGCAAACCGTTTGAAGGTGTACAGATTAAGATTCCTTATGAAACTGGAATGGACCCATATAGCGGTATGGTAGAAATGCTTGAACAAAAAGGCATTATTGAAAAGGTGGGCAACAAGTTATTATATGTATCACCTGTAACAGGCGAAGAAATTAAAGAATTCAGAAAAGGTTGGTCATCTGAAAAACTTCAGGTAATTATAGACGAATGGGGACAAAATCCTAAAGCAGTTCCAGAAGATATCGATGATGATTTTGATGAAACTGAATTAGATGATCCATCAGTATACGAGGAGAACGTAGAATGAGTGATATGAATCTTATAATCGAAACTTGGGAAGCAGTCAAACCCTGTGTAAATGCTAAGGAGAAGGCAGACGCATGTGCTTCTTTAGTCAGGGTGTTTGACGAAAACGGGTTATTGGATTATGACAAAGTTGGTATTAATGATTGCGATGGTGCGTTAAAGCAGGCAATCGAAGAATATTACGAAGTTGACGAGATCGACGAAGATGACGAGGAGTGGGATTACTAATGGCTGGATGGTATAACAAAGTATCTGATAATTTAGGCAATATTATTGATTGTATAGATTACTATGAGGTTGAGTTATCCGAAGCCAAAAAAGAATGCTACATTAAAGGTAATGTGGAACGTAATAGTGCCGCATTACCTGGCGTTACAGAACACAGATTTAATCAATTACAAGAAATAGAAGCAATTCTTGAACATATAAATATTCAATTAAGAAAAACTCGTAGCAAGGTATTTAGAAACTTTTTAGAAAGTTATAACAGAACACTAACAAGCAGAGATGCTGACAAGTATGTTGATGGCGACGATGATGTAGTAAACTTAACATCATTAGCAAATCAATTTAGTCTGTTAAGAAATCAATACCTTGGTATCATGAAAGGACTAGATACAAAACAATGGCAGATAGGACACATAGTAAAGTTGAGAACAGCAGGCATGGAAGATATCTCGCTATAGAGATTGTTCACAAATTAATTAATACTTTTAAAACACAATTTGCTGACGAGTTGTCCGATAAGAGTATTATAAAAGTTGAGTTAGATCAAATTTCATATGAGATATTTAAATCATATTTTAAATGGCATAATTTTACAATCACTGATAATACCAACGTAAAGCACAATCTAAAGATTTGGAATGACACCGCGTTTGTATATTTAGAATCAGAATCCCATCAAAGTAAAATACCAATTAACACCAATATACAAGATCAAATATTAGGTAACTATAAAGAATATATTAATCATTTTTTAAAGTTATCTGGTTATCACGGTGTTGATTGCCAATCCTCGGATAGTTTTACAGATAAATTAAACGCAATTTTGGTTATGCGTGAGTCACATTTACATCATAGTGAATTCTATAAAGATTGTATAATAACATCTAACCAAGCAGACATAGAAACCATAAGAGCGTTAGACCAAACACACACAGTTTCATTGCCGGTAAACTGTGAGAATAATAAATTAGATATTGACGGAATAAAAGATCATTGCGAACAGTCTGCTGAATTTATTGCCGGAATAATTATACCCGAGGATGTAGTTGTTACAAAGGAAATTATTAAATATGTACACTCAACAGATGGCTATGTATATAAGCAATGCTCATATAATGAATTACTAAACAGTAAAAAGTTCAAGGATATAGGCGTAGACATAATTGGCTTTGGACCAATCGCAACAACAGAAGAACTTAGTGTATACTTACCGTCCTCATACGATACAGGCACTAGTCTTTCTTATGGTAAAATATATACAACTCCGGCAAATAGTATCGGCGTTGAAATTTTAAAAACGTTGGTATCAGATGTATAATATAGTCACACTAGGCGGTACAACATTAACTAGGCTATTGCCCTTATGCGAGGATTTAAATATTGTAAGTCCAGCAACTCTTGATGATTTTAAAAAATATGTTAATAAAGGATATACTGTAATCTTAAATGGATTAACTAATGATAGCCTGGCTGAGTTTACGCCATACATAGATTACATTGAACAAAATAATATTCATGTGTTTGTAGACGCAATGTACGAATCTAATATTATGACATTTCATTTATCAAAAAAATTAGATACGCCAAGTACTCTATTAATATCAAATCAATTAGCAACAGAACACGTTTACTTTGATAATGTAATTACGTTTCCTTACTTTGAATTACAATCATATGTCTTATGGAAAAATTTAGGCATTACACCACTAACATATGAACAACATCTAAACACTGAGAAAAACTCCTTTGTTTGTCTTAATGGTGTGAACAAACCGGGCAGACGTTTTGCTTACAAATATTTAAGTAAGAATAACATAATCGACGACTGTCTTTTTACCTTTCATAATAGAGGGTCAGAAGATAACGCACCTCTTATAGAAGAGTATCCTACAAGAACACTTGCCAATGATACAGAAAATAATGACG